TTCCTCCTTATTTAACAACCTCATTACCCACTAAGTATAGCATGTACAATGCACATGTCTACTCTTTTATACTATTAATTTAAGTTTTTTGATAGTGTCCTGGGCGTCTTTGTGTAGGATCCCAATGCCACCAGCTTGTATCCAGGCGTTGATGTTATCTGCTCTATCATCAATTAGTATGTGGTCCTCCCTGGCATAAACGGCCTTATGTTTGCCTTTGATGGTGCATGTTACAAGCACTCCAGGATCAACATTTTTTCTAATCCAGAAATATTTATCAGCTGCAACTCTCTTTCTGTTTACATCACCAGTTGCTGTTAAGATCTCCCAATACAAACCAGTGCCTTTTACATAATTAATTAGATCTTGCATACCTGGCATAATTGGTAACTCCAGGAACAGTCCCTGGTCACTTAAATCTTTTTTTCTATCATCATAGGTACCAGGATCCAAAGGGCCGTTTAAAAACTTTGGCCCTTCTACTCCTTTGACAAAATCAGCTAACACTCCGTCCATGTCTATAAATATGTTCATGCTACTCCCTTGTCATATCTGGTCATTTTATCTTTTGGTATTTCCTTGTGAATCCAGTCAATAATCATTGGATCTCTTTGGGTTGCTTTGTATGTATTCATAAACATATAAGCATCACAATCTTCCTCCAGGTAAACTTTGTTACCCATTTGGTAGCTGAACGGGCTGATCTTGTTGGCTATGCCTAGATCGTCTAGCTCTCTATCTTTAACAACCAGGTATCCATGGCTGCCTGTTATGTAAAATTTATATTCCATTATATTACCTCCTTATAATTTTCTTTATTTTCCCAATCTTCGTATGTTTTTAATAATGTGTTATTAAGATCATGGAAGTTAGCATCTTCCAGGGCTGAAAACATTGTCTCCATAATATCGCCACCATCCCATTTCAAATACTTGGCTACAATTATTCCAAGAGCGTCTGCATCAGTCACCCTTGGATCATTTGGATCAACGTATGCTGTTTCCTTTACCAACTTAATAACATAAGGTATTAGGTCTTTTACTATATCGTCACTGGTTTTTATATTTATCATGCTACCTCCTTAATTTTGAAATCTTTGTCCCACTTACCAACCTCAATGTGAAAGTAGTAAGCTTTATGAAAGTAATCAATCATGGCGTCACTCTCATCAAACCAAAGATCACCAACTCCTGCCTCAAAAGGAGCTGTTTTGATTATCTTGGTTATCTCTTCAAAGAACTCGCCGTTATTTGGATAATGATCTTTGCACCAGACATTGTTTATTTGATGATATCCAGTATTAAGATCTAAAGGAGTGTATTTATCTTCATACACGTTATATGTGTCCTCCTCGTCTTTGAAAGCTGGGCCTTCCATGATCGCAACATTGACGGCAAGTCCTCCGCTTTCTTTTGTCACACTGAATTTATAATCTGGAAACTTTTTCTTTAAGGCGTTCCTTATTGCCTTTACCTCTTCTGCATTAATGTAAGCCATTTTTTACTCCTTTTAAATTAACAACCACATTCATATATTACACTATACTACTCTATTGTCAACACTCATACTGCAATTAATAGTAATAAATAGTTAATAGTGTTGTATTTAAGCTATAATTAATCGGATTATGACAAATAAAATGCCAAAAAAACGAGGAAGGAAACCCATAAATATTGACCTGGAAAGGGTTGAATATCTGGCGTCTCTTAATATGGGAATTATGGATATTTGTAGGAGTTTAGGGATAGGATGGGACACGTTCAATAAACATAGAAACAAAAAAAACTCGGAATTAAAGGAGAGATTGGACGCAGGGAAAGCGCGAGGACTTCAGCTCGCCACGTCCAAGCTCATGGAAAAAATCCAGGACGGTGACTTCAACTCCATCCAGCTCTACCTCAAATCAGCTGACAGAGACACCTGGGCGGAAAAACAAACAGTTGAACATAATCTAAATTTAAGTGACGTACTCACGCAGGCTCGGGCGCGCGTGATAGATCACAAGCCAGGCAAACCCGAGCAGCTAATCAAGATCCCGCGCGAGAGCGAGGGCGCGAAGGAGTGAGCGTGCTAGCTAGCCCCCCCCCGTGTGTTTTGTCCTGGGCGCTTTATATAGAGAACTACTGAACTAAAATTTTTTAATTTTTTTTAATATGAAATATGGAATAAAGCAAGAACGAGAACTGATGACCGAGCTATGGTCAGGACCAATTAAAGACAATCCAGTAAACTTTGTTAAGTATGTCTTCCCATGGGGACAGAAGGACACCCCCCTGGAAGAGTTTAAAGGACCAAGAAAGTGGCAAGAAAAAATTTTAATGGAAATGGCGGTTCACATACAAAGAAACAATGTCCTGGATCTACCAGAGATGTTCAGGTTGGCAGTGGCATCTGGACGTGGTATTGGAAAGTCAGCTTTAGTTGCCTGGATCATTGTATGGATGTTATCAACCAGGTTGGGATCAACCATTATTGTTACCGCCAACACCGAACAACAGCTCAGATCAAGAACATGGGCGGAGCTAGGTAAGTGGCTTACGCTGTCTATAAACTCTCATTGGTTTACCAAGACAGCAACCACGATTAAACCAGCTCCCTGGTTTGAAGAGGCGCTCATTAACGACCTCAAGATAGACACTGGTTACTACTACGCCCAGGCACAGCTCTGGAGCGAAGAGAATCCAGACGCCTTCGCGGGTATTCATTCCTCCTACGGAGTTTGCTTAATTATGGATGAGGCTTCTGGTATTCCCGCGCCCATCTACTCTGTCTCCGAAGGTTTCTTTTCAGAGCCTACAGCAAATAGATACTGGCTTACCTTCTCCAACCCGCGTAGAAACACTGGACCATTTTATGACAGCTTCAACTCCGCGCGTGCGTTCTGGAAAAATGAACAGATAGACTCGCGCACCGTAGAAGGCACAGACCAAAAACTATTCCAAACGATGATTGAACAGTACGGCGAAGATTCCACCGTCGCGCGCGTGGAGGTGATGGGCGAGTTTCCATCCGCGGATGATGATACTGTAATACCAATGGGATTGGTTAAGTCAGCGATTGATAGGGATGTCTCGCTAACTGCTAACGCACCGATTTTGTGGGGACTAGATGTAGCGCGATTCGGCGGTGATAACTCTGCGCTGTGTATACGCCAGGGAAACCATGTAATGAGTATCAAGTCATTTAAGTCTATGGATCTTATGCAATTGTGTGGCGTGATAAAAAATAAATTTGATGAATGTACTGCTATTGAAAGACCACAAGAAATATTGGTAGATGTAATCGGCCTGGGAGCGGGCGTGGTGGACAGGCTTGCGGAGCAGAACCTGCCCGTGCGTGGGATCAATGTTTCAGAAGCGCCCTCTAGCAAAAAAAATTATTTAAACTTGCGTGCGGAATTATGGTTTGCTATTAAAGACTGGCTAACGCAACGTGATTGCAGACTGCCACACGATGACGAGCTAGTCGCAGAACTAGCAGCACCGCTTTATAAATACACTTCTACTGGTAAAATAAAAATAGAATCCAAAGACGAAATGCGCAAGCGCGGAATTAAATCGCCCGACAAAGCAGATGCACTTGCATTGACCATGGCATCCTCCGCTGCAAGTTTTGGTGGAAGCACTAGTTTTTTAGGTTATAATTTCAAAAAACCACTGAAGTCTAGGATAATCAGAATAGGATAATTTATGGCAAAAGATATAGATGACAATAACATAGAAACCCTAGCAGGCGTTCTTAAATCAGAGATGGACGATGCTAGTGATTTTATACACATGGTTGGCGCGGAAAGAGCTGAATCAACAGAATATTATTTAGGTGATTCGCCAGAGGGAACTAGCTCGTTACAGTCAGAGTTCATATCCACCGATGTTAGAGAGAGCATATTGTTTATGTTGCCGTCTATCATGCGTACCTTCTTTGGCACTAAGAAAGTTGTAGAGTTTGTACCCAAAGGTCCAGAGGATATCCAACTTGCCGAACAGCAAACTGATTATATTAATTATATTATCCAACAAAAAAATAATGGTTTTCAAGTTTTGTATGATGCGTTTAAAGATGCTCTAGTTAGAAAGACTGGTTTTGTAAAAGTATTCTGGGATGACAGCATTGTTGCTACCACGCACGAATATACAAATTTAGATCCGCAATCTTACCAGGCATTAATCATAGACAAAGACGTGGAAATTGTAGAAGAGTCAATCACAATGGAAAGCATGACTGTGATAGATCCTATGAGCGGTGAGGAAGTCACCCAGGAAATACCAGCAAGTTATGATCTTACCATCAGAAGACTGAAAGAAAAGAACCAGGTATGTATAGAGGCTATACCACCAGAAGAGGTATTGCTATCCAGGCACGCACGGGATCTTGAGTCTTCGTCTTATGTTGCTCATAGAATGATTAAGTCTGTATCTGATTTAGTTGCAATGGGTTACGACCAAGACGAAGTAGAACAACATGCTGGCTACGGCGGAAGTGCGGTAGATCCAGAGGCATACGAAGAGATAGAAGCAAGAAACCCATTTGACAATATGGTATATCCAAACCGCGCAGACTCAGGCGGGAAAGATGTTTTATATGTAGAGCATTACTTATTCTATGATTATGACGGAGACGGCATAGACGAAAGAGTTAGGGTTTGCACCATTGGCAACGGCATACATGTTGTAAACGTAGAGCCTTGGGACGAACTACCAATATGTATGTTCTGTCCAGATCCAGAACCACACACAGCAATAGGATCATGTCCTGCTGATTACCTAAAACCAATACAGGCAGCTAAGTCACAAATCATGCGTGATACGTTAGACTCGCTAGGTCATTCAATCTTCCCACGCATGGGTATTGTTGAAGGACAAGTAAACATAGATGATGTACTAAACACCGACATAGGGCAACCTATTAGGATGCGTGCGCCAGGAATGGTACAACCATTTGCTGTGCCGTTTGTGGGTAAAGAAGCGTTCCCAGTATTAGGGTATTTGGACGAAGCCAAGGAAAATAGAACTGGCGTATCTAAAGCATCAGCTGGCCTCAACGCAGACGCTCTACAATCTAGCACCTCACAAGCTGTATCGGCTACTATGAGTGGCGCACAAGGAAGAGTAGAACTTATTTGCAGACATTTTGCAGAGGGTGGACTCAAAGACATGTTCAAGACTGTTAATAACCTGGTGATAAAACACCAAAACGCGCAAGATGTGTACAGGTTAAACAATAAATTCGTGCCAGTAGATCCAAGATACTGGGATAATGACAAGGATATCGTAGTAAATGTAGCTATATCTAAGTCTTCAGACCAAGAAAAGTTCTCAGTTCTACAAAATGTAGCGCAAAAACAAGAGCAAATAATGCAATTACTAGGGCCTCAAAACCCATTGGTATCATTACAGCAATATGCTAATACTTTAACTAAAATGATAGAAATGGCTGGCTTTAAAGACTCATCATCTTTTATAAATACAGAAGTTCCGCCTATGCCACCGCAACAACCAGAAGATAGTAAGCCCTCACCAGAGGAAATGCTCGCTCAAGCAGAGATGCAGAAGGCACAGGTTACTGCTCAGAAGGCTATGATTGACGCTGAAACAGACAGAATGAAGATTATCATGGACGATGACAGACAAAGAGATATTGAAGAGGCTCAACTTAAAGTTAAGGTTGTGGAAATGCAAGCTAAATACGGCGCACAGATCAATGTTGCAGAAATAAATGCTATTATGGAAAGAGACAGAGAAAACATGAGGCAAAGTGCAAAAGATCAAGCTCAAGGATTATTTACAGGAAATGTCCCACCACAAAATTTTTGATATTGAGGTAATTGTTGACGACATGGTTTATGTGGGTAAAGAGATACGAGCAAAAGACAGAAAGCATGCTCTAAAGATCATGTCCCTTATGTCTGGTGGCGAAGTTACCCAGGATGCAGAAATAATTTACTACGAAGAGAGAGCAGTACATTGAAATACAACAACTCACAAGATAAATTGAGGCAACTCCTGGATTCTCCAGTTCAAACACCTTTCTCTAAAACTCAAAACCATACTGGTATTGCTGCTCCTCTTTCACCCCTGGATCTTGAAAAGATAAAAAGAGAGCAATACTCTCCAGATCCAGTTATAGCTAATTTACAAAAACTAGGACGAGGAATAAAAGACTTTGTTGTGCCAGATACTCCAATGGAAGCACTTGGTTTTATAGGCGCTCCAGCCAAAGCAGCTGCAACCGTTGGATCTGGTTTATTAAAATCTGCACCAAGTAAAAAACAATATATGTTTACTCCAGATATTCCTAAAAGCCAGGAACTAGATTTTATAACATCTACCCAGGCTACAATAAAAAGCCCAGAAGATCTATACAACACAAGCGCTAAACTAAATCCAGGGTTCCAGGCAGAAGTTAAGTCTATAGCTGACAACCTTGGATTAGAAAAAGCACCTAAATTTAAAATGTCTGGTGGAAAAACAATTGATGTTGAGGTTAAGTCTTTGGAAAGCATCCAAGACAAAGCTTTAAGAAAAAAAGGAAACGTACAAGAGATAACAGATGGAATAAGAACCAGGATATATGTAAATAATCCAGCTGACGCAGACAAGGTTGTTGCCCAGCTTAATAAAAAATATGATGTTATAGATGAGGGAGAAAAGCTAATTAAAAAAACTGGCTTCCAATCCAGGGGCGCAAAAATTAAGTACGTTGATGATGCTGGTGATTCCGTTATAGCAGAGGTGCAACTTATATCCAAGCCAATGGCGGAAGCTGGCGACAAAACTCATAAGTATTACACAATGCAAAGATCTTTGAGGGAAAAAGCCCTTTCTCAGGGTAAAGAATTATCAGAAGATCTGATTAAGAAAGAAGAACAACTAATAAATATACAAAGAAAAATATTTAGCGATGCCCGTAAAAAGATGGATCCATCTTTTGAAAAAAGAATTGTTACCAGAAAATAATTAACCTGGTATTTTGGGAAGTTTTTTGCCTATACCGCCAAACCTTTTGTCAAACTCTCCTTTATTTAACATCTCTCCGTCATCAAAGAAATCACCGACCTGTAAGGCATTGGCAGTTTCCCAGTTGTTATCTTTTATATAATAACCAAAGTAAGTTTTTTTACCAGTAGGCATTAAAACGGCTGGGCTGTCTTCCCACTCAAAATAAAACGTTTTGTTCTGCATCCGATTATTATACAATAAGTTATGGCATTAACATATAGAGGCGAACGATTCGCTGGTTATAACAAACCAAAAAGGACACCAGGAAAGTCTAAGAAATTTGCTGTGCTAGCAAAAGTTGGTGAAAAGATTAGACTGATAAGATTTGGAGATCCTAAAATGACCATAAAAAAAGACCAACCAAAAAGGCGTAAGTCTTTTCGCGCTAGGCATAAATGTGATA